ATGACCTGTGTGATAATAACAGCGCGGTGAGGTCGAGGCTTGGCGCGATCTTTGGGCGGCCTGTGCAGATGATAGGCCATGATCGGCGCGCTGGCGTTGATGACGGATGGGGCTAAAGCGTCATAGCCAAGAGGCGGCTCATCCCCTCGATGCCCCAAACTGAATCACGGACGGCGCTGGCGTAGTTCCGAATCTCAGCCTGAGCGTGACCGTCTAGCCTCAAGCTCAAGAAGTGGATGAGCGCATGGAGTGAACAGCTCCAGTAGCACTCACTCATCAGCGACAGCGGGAGCACCGCTCGAGCTTGCTCTTTAGCGACACCCACGCTGAGGAGCTCCTCATAGCTCTTGAAGGCTTGCTCAATCGCTCGCTGATAGATGAGCTGAGCGCTGAGCGCTGCGTCATCCTCAAGTGGCCCCGCTGATCCTTGCTTGACGCTCGCTGAGCCTTGCCTCCACTCACTTGGCTCCCACGCCTCATGATCAAACTGGACATATCGCCCGCTGATCTCATTCCAAGCGCAGCCCACTTGATGCTTCATCCATTGACGCAGCACAAAGACAGGGGCCTTGATGTGAAATTGAAAAGTCATGTGGCGAAACGGTGAGGTGTGCTTGTGCTTCCATAGGTAGCTGATCAGCCGCCAGTCATCCTCATTTAGTTCATCGCTCATCCGTCCCATTGAGACACGGGCGCTGTTCACCACGCTAAGGGGCGAGCCCATCACAGCGAGAAGCTTCACGCTCCCCCCATCTATTGCTATTTGCTCACTTATCACTTATTATCACCTCGTTGATGTGCTATAAGGTCGGACATCGAGGGCGGCGCCGTGTGAGTGTTGCGGCGCCGTCCTCACTAATCTAATGGAGGACACCATGAATCATGTCATCTTGATTGGCAACCTTGGGCGCGACCCTGAAGCAAGAGGGTCTGAGCGAAATATCGCCAGCTTCTCCTTGGCTGTAAAACATTGGAAGAAGGGTGGCGAGGGCGAGACCCAATGGTTTGACTGTGTGGCCTTTGGGAAGACAGGCCAGACCATCCTCGCTCATGTGAAAAAGGGGGACAAGCTCGCCATCACAGGAAAGATCAAGACCAAGGTTTGGGAGCGCGATGGTATCAAGCGGCAAGACCTAGATATTGTGATCGACTCTTGGCAGTTCGTGGGAAGTAAGCCTGTCTGGGAGGAGGTAGGAAGCAAGCCCACCTCCAACGCCATCAGCAATCAAGGCCCCGCCACATGGGAGCCTGATGGAAACAAATGGCCTTGACCGCATAAAGGCAAAACATGAGCAAGAAGAAGTCTAAACAAGACCTTGAAGCGCTCAAAGATATGGCGGCGCGTGAGGCTCTCATCGTTGACTCTAATAATGAGAAGAAAGCGACAAACACGGGCGCGCGCGCGACCCCCACAACAGGCCCATATTCTCGCAAGAATGAAGACAAGACCCATCAGCTCCTCACCTACCTAGCTCAAGGCTACAGTAAAGAGGCCGCTTGTATCGGCGCCCACATCAAGCGCGCCACATTCTATAATTGGCTGAGAGATCATGAGGACTTCGCGGAGGAGGTTGAGGACGCTCAATTCATGGCTGAGGGTCACGTCCTCGCGGAGCTCCGTGGCGCGATCCAGCGGAAGGATGACACCAAGGCGCTCATGTGGCTCTTGGCCAAGCTCCGCCCTGATCGCTATGGGGACAGGAAAGAGGTCGAGATCACCACCAAGACGAACGACGGCGTTCAAGAGGTGGTGGCCATGTTTGAGCAGACAAATGACATGCTTGAGGACAAGACTGACGAAGAACGATGAACCGCCCCCTCTTGACTAGCCACGACACTAGTCAAGAGAGGGCAACTCAAACAAGCAGGGAGCCTTTATGACATACGCCAAGCTTGAGATCAACCGCACCGCGCTCTCCGCCACTTGGACAAAGACCCAAATGGAGGCCGCCGTGGTTCGCATCCATCAGCGCTTTCAAGGTTTATTCACCTCGATCATTGAGAGCGCAGATTGGGCCAACTATCGCCTAGTTGATCATCCACTTGAGGCGGGGCGTCCATCATGGCCTGACCCTGGAGAGTATTGTGACCTAGTGCTCCAACACCGCGAAGGTGAGGCGGTGGCAGCAGTTGAGATCAAGACGCGCCACATCAAGATGAGGGATGAGCGCACCGTTTGGATGATCGCTGATGACGTACTCGACCACATGGGCTCACAGCTCGCCAAGCTCCAGACCATCGCCCATAGGAGTGACGCGCTGTGGCTCGTGGTGATTGGCCTCTATCGCGTCCACTTCCAAGCGGCGGCGATAAACTTCAACACGCCCTTTGATTTGGTCTTGGTGTGGGGACGTGACGTGGGGAGAGACTCACCAATGGGGCGAGCGCGCTTCAATAGCCTCAGCGACTTTGATCGGGCGGTCTGTGACTTCAAGGAGCCCGCTCGGTTCTTCGAGGTCAAGAGCCTCCCTCGCTCAGCCTCAGCAGCTCCTCCTCCTCAGTCTGTGACCCATGACCTTGAGGCGCTCATCAGTAAGGCCCCGCTCCATGAGAATTGTCGGCTGGCTTTGCTCTGCATCCTTGATTGGCCTGACGAGCTCCTCAGCTTGAGGACGTACATGAGGGAGCGCTCCACAGAGGACGCCACGGAATACAGCCTTCAACATTGGGCCATGAAGATGATTGATGAGGGAGTGGTCAAAGGCTATCGCAAGGGGAAGCGCTCCCACCGCTTGAGCATAGATGAGGCAGCGCTCAAGGCTTATCTCAAGGAGGTCAGCGGTGAGTGAGGAAGAACCACGGGAGCTCATCCTCAATGACCTTCAACGTGAGATCATTGGCGGGCTGAGGCGGCGTCAGAAGATCATCGCGGCGCGCTGCGGTTGGGGTAGTGGCAAGACGAGCTCGCTCATCTTCGCGCTGTGGTTCATCGCCAAGGTGAGGCCAGGGACAACCTCCCTCCTCATCACCGACACAACTCCGCGCTATAACTCCGTGCTGATGCCTGAGATTGAGAAGTGGCTGGCGCCTCGCGGTTGGGTGTATAACCACACGCTGCACAAATGGACTGACACCCACACAGGCTCCTCTGTGCTCTGCCGCTCCTATTATCGCCCGGGGACGAGAG